ACTAAGCACTATGCAGAAATGGGCGGGGGCCACTTCATCCCCATTGGTAAATCTAGCTACTGGGTGGTATAGGTGTAGAACGTTCACCCACAGTGCAAAGCGTGTAATAACTGGGGCATGAAACACGGCGCAGCAGCTCAGGCTTATACAATCTGGATGATTGATTACTACGGTAAAGATTTCGTTGAGCATATGCTGGAAACCCAACGCAAGGTCAGGAAGCTATACACTGCTGACTATCGCGATATGCTTAAGCAGTTCACGAAAGACATAAAATATCACGAGGGGCGAATATCGTGAGGGAATCATTCAATGCAAAACGCGAAGCATCCCGAAGAAGGTTGCAGCAGGACGTTGAGAAATTTACAGAAAATGGGGGTAAAATCACAGAAGTAGAAGGGTACAAGCCAGTTGAGCTACTCTTTTGCTCGCACTGTAGGACTCGGAAGGCACGCGCCAAGTTTCCGAAGATTACAGGGATGGGGCAGTCAAAATGTTTTGATTGCGTACTGTGAAGCCGCGACAGATAGCCGCCAAGATGATCAAGGCGATGGATGAAGCTGCCAAGCAGGTCTGGGAACAAGAAAAAGACCACATCGAAAAACAATACCGTAAGGGCTGGAAAGGACTCATTTGGGCGCATGTAACAAATCACTACATGAGGCAGAGCAGTGCAGCAGTATCGAGACAGGTCGGGATTGAACCATGAAGAGTGGGTAGCTGAATTTAAGAGATTGGGCGCGGCAGGATTTGCGCATAAATACGATCTCGATGTCAGGAACGTCTACAAAAAGCGAAAGATGCTTGAGGCGACATTCGGCGAAATAAAGAACCCGCGCAATTTAGATAAAAATGAACCAGCTAAGCATGTACGCAAAGAAATTGACACGAATGATCTAGTGATGATCGTCGGATCAGATGCGCACTATCAACTGAATACCGTATCAACAGCCCATCTAGCTTTCGTTGAACTAACCAAAGAATTACAGCCTGATATGATTATCTTGAATGGGGATATGATCGACGGGGCAAGTATTAGCCGACACCCCCCAAGAGGCTGGGAATACATACCAGCGTTATCCGATGAGATGGAAACCGTACAGCAGCGGCTAGAAGAAATCGAAAAAGCAGCGCCCAGCGCAGAGCGGATCTGGACTATAGGTAATCACGATGCTCGTTTTGAGTCACGCCTAGCTAGTCAGATGCCAGAGCTAAGAGGGCTGACAGGTACGCGATTGGAAGACTTTTTCCCAAGCTGGTCGATCTATATGTCTATGCACATAAACTTCGGCGATAGGGAGAAGCTAGTTATTAAGCATAGATGGAATGGCGGCGTTCACGCGGGGTATAACAACGTTCTAAAAGGCGGGGCCAATATGGTTACAGGCCACACCCATCAGCAGGAATGCAAACCGTACACTGATTATACCGGGACACGATTTGGCATTCAGCTAGGGACAATGCAGGAGCCACACGCGCCAGCGTTTGAGTATGCAGAAGATTCCCCGAAGAATTGGGTTAGTGGGTTTGCTGTAATAACGATCCGAAATGGCATTCTAATGATGCCTGAGTTCATAAGAGCGCATAAGCCGGGGACTTACGAGTTTAGGGGCGAGTTGAGGCAGATAGATGATGACTGAAGTTTATCCAATAGATTTGATCGTATCGCGGCGAATGGGATACCTTGACGGTGAGACAATCAAAGAGATTACGGCATTTGCTGAGACGCAAAACATAGAAAACTTGCACAACGCGCAAGCGCATCTTGCTAAACTGATCGAGCGCGAAGAATTCAAACGCAAGCAACAAGCAGATTACGAACAAAGGGCAGGATATTATGGCGAACATTCTGATTGAGGATATGCAGCCGGGGACGATAATCACAGTAATTTGCGAATATCAGGGAGAGATCGAGGGGCCTGATCCCGGCGAAGAAGCCCCCGAAGAAGAAGAAGAGCAGATATTAAGACTTGTCGGCGAACCGATAAGGGCAGGTCGGGCGTAACTCTTTGAAGTCAGGCCAGATTCCGTCGCAAACGTTGGTCATGTATTCGCGTTCTTCGAGCAGTTCATCGTTAAACGACATTGCCGATGACCACATCATCAGCACGAATAAAGCCCCTATCAATAAAACGTAACGCAATCTCATTATAAAGCCCCCGAACGGATGAAGCGGCGAACCGCGTTGTAGATTGTGCTTTGAGCTAAACCCATCTCACGCGAGATAGCGGCCTTTGTATAGCCTTGCTGGTATAGCTCGCCGATGCGGTCAATTTGTGCCTCGGTCAGCTTTTTAGGTGCTGGCCTATTGCTAGAGCGCCCGTACATATCGGGCAGCTTTTTGAGCGCCTGAGTAGCGCGATAGAATGTGTCGCTCACGATGCCTCCAAAGTCGTTTCTAAATAATCAAAAATAAATTTATCCAAAGATCCTTGGTAGAAGGGGTCAAATGTATCTCCGAAATCGCCTTTTCGCTTGTAAGCTATGATTTGCCACTTTCTTTCTAAATCCATAGAAAGATCATAGCGATATTCGGTATCAGAGTGCGTGCCGTGATGACTTATCACTTCGGATCGCTCGTTTGCCCAAAGAAAGCAACTTAGAAAATTTCGATTGGTTTTTTCTTGCAGTAACTGCGCTTTGAGAAAGTAATGAGCTGCGCCAGCAGCATACCCATCGTGATGGATATAGAAAGTTGTTGTGCTAAAGCCGCTTTTGATTTGATAGGTTGCTCTTGTGGCCATGTCGTTTTCCTTGGTTGTTAAGTCTTAATTGTTTCAACGGGTTCATAATTACAAAAACCCAATCAAAAGTAAACCTTTCGTTTAGGATAGCAAAAGCGTTAAAATATCCGATTTGCTATGTACCCCGCTAACGCGGATAAAACCAATAAAAGCGATAAAACCATATGAAGACTGTAAAACTAGAGCGGCTGGCGTATTTAGAGGAAGGGACATTCGGCGAACTGACATCCGATTGCGGGTTTCACTGTTACACCGTAGAGCGGCCTTGGCTTAATAACAAACCTTGGGAGTCATGCGTCCCCGAGGCCAGCTATGAATGCCAGCCATTCGACGGTAATAGGTTTAAAGGCGTCGTTGAGTTAACTAACGTGCCTGATCGCAGCCATATCCTGATTCACGCGGCTAACTGGCCTAAAGAACTACACGGCTGTATCGGATTGGGTAACGGATGGGAGATTACAAAAACTGTTCCGATGGTTTACAATTCCAAGGCGACCTGTAGAGAATTCTTTGCAAAGGTCGGTAAAGAGTTCATTTTGACCATTACGAGTCGGAGTGCGGTTTTATGGGAATAGGCATTGTTAAAGAACTGGTCGGGCCTGTAACGGGCATTCTTGATAAGTTCATCGAGGACAAAGATCAGAAGGCGCAATTAGCGCATAAGATCGCGACGATGGCCGACGAACACGCGCAGGAATTAAGCCTAGCGCAGATCGAGTTAGCCAAGGTAGAAGCTGGCGGTAACTGGTTACAGCGAAGCTGGCGACCTATGATCGGTCATATCTGCTGGATAGGGCTGGCCTACAACGTAGTAGTCTCGCCATTTCTAGGGATATGGTTGCCTGTTCCTGAGATACAATCCGACCTACTGTATCCGGTGCTTTTGGGGATGCTTGGAATGTCAGGCATTCGTGGTTATGAGAAAGTGAAGGGCAAAGCTGGTGGCTAAGGTTTCCGAAGATTCAGAACTGACGATACCGCTGAAAAACTTGCTTGGTTTGGTCGGAGCAACGGCTGTAGGTGTTTGGGCATACTTTGGTATCACTGAACGCCTTGGCTTGTTAGAGCGCGAACAAGCTATGATGATGATCGAGGTTGAAGAAAACGACAACTGGATTGACAACTTCACGCCACCGCCAGAAGTGAACGCCAGCGTTCAACGGGTCAGGGAGCTAGAGTTGCAGCTTGTTGAGATAAAGTCGCGGCTTAAATTCTTGGAGGAAAAGAATTAAATGCGTGGTGTATTACTGTTCAATCAGGATGGCACGATTTACGCGGGCCTAGTTCATACAATGCCGAATGGTGAAGTCCATACGGGCACAACTCATACTGCTGCTAGTAAGCGGGTCTTTTACTATTCAGACCTGCCCCTGCCTAGCCGGATCAGGGCGTTAGAGGCTATGGTCGAGCGGCACGATAATCCGAGTAGAACAAACGGAAGCCTAAACAACTGATGGCAAGACCATTGATCGAGATAGACTGGGATCAAGTCGATACTATGTGTGAGATACACTGCACTGGCGAAGAACAGGCAGCGGTTCTCGGCGTTGACTATGACACCCTTAATACAGCGTGTAAGCGCGAGCATGGCGTCGGTTTTTCGGACTATTTCAAACAAAAGAGCGCAGCGGGCAAAATGAGCCTCAGGCGTAGGCAGTACACCAAGGCAATGGACGGGGACAATACCCAGCTTATATGGCTAGGAAAGAACTGGTTAGGCCAGATGGATCAGCCAGAAGCCGCACCGATAGACTTGCAGCCCATAGTTATCGAGCGAGCCGATGAAGCTAACCAAGCCTCAGGATGACATATTCTTTAACGACTGCCGCTTTCGGGTAGTTGTTGCGGGTAGACGATTCGGCAAGACGTTTATCTGCGTCTATGAGCTACTGCGTGTTGCGCTAAGCGGTAAAGGCAAGAATTGCTGGTATGTTGCCCCGACCTACAAAGCAGCCAAAGAGATCGCTTGGACTATGCTTCTCGATGCTATACCTGATGGGTACATAGAGCGCAAAAACGAAACGTCACTCACGGTAACACTACGCAACGGGTCAACCGTTTCACTAAAAGGCGCTGAGAACCCTGACAGCTTACGGGGTAGGGCGCTAGATTTCGTTGTGATGGATGAGTTCGCCGATATGCGACCAGAAGCATGGTACGAGGTATTACGGCCATCGTTATCAGACCGCAAGGGGTCAGCGTTATTCATTGGCACCCCGAAAGGGCGCAATCACTTCTATGACCTATGGACTAGGGGCGTTGACGGTTACGAGTCATGGAGAGCGTTTCAGTACACGACAATCCAAGGCGGCAACGTAGAGCAACAAGAGATCGAGGCGGCAAGGCACGACCTAGATGAGCGGACGTTTCAGCAAGAGTACGAGGCGCGGTTTGTTAACTACAGCGGTATCATTTACTACTCATTCAATCGTGAAGAATCGGTAAAGACCTACAAAGGCCCAATCGAAGAGTTACATATCGGGATGGATTTTAACGTCGATCCGATGTCTGCGGCTGTATGTGTTAGGCACGGCGGGGTAGTACACGCAATTGATGAGATCGTAATGTACGGGTCAAACACTGATGAGATGGTCGATGAGATTAGGCACCGCTATGGCAACAAGCCGATTACTATTTACCCTGACCCAGCATCAGCGCAGCGCAAGACATCAGCAGGTAGTAGAACTGACCTTAACATACTGCAAAACGCAGGGTTTAGAGTTAAAGTTAGAACAAGACACCCAGCGATTCGTGATAGAATTAACGCGGTGAATAGCAGACTGCTATCGAGCGAACAAGAGCGGCGGCTATTTGTTAGCCCCAATTGTCAAAACGTAGTCAACAGCCTAGAGCGTCAAACGTATAAAGAAGGCACCAGCCAGCCGAATAAGGATGACGGGTTCGACCACATGAACGATGCACTAGGTTATTTGATCGAGTATATGTTCCCGATTAGGAAGGAACACGATACGCCCCAGCCGACGAGGTGGACTTAATGCGATTTCTTGAATACCAGCATCCCGACTATGACCAAAATCAAGATCGGTGGGAGTTGTATTTGCGCTCTTATATGGGCGGCGAAGATTATCAAGCAGGATCGTATCTTACTGGATACTTAAACGAGTCAAAGGATGACTACAACCGTCGCATATCTCTGA